CCTTATACACAGGCAGGCTCGGATCATCGGGATTCAGCGTTGCAAGCATATAGTCATTACGGGTTGACATCTCTCGGATAAACTCGATATCAGCGGTGTTGATTTCGTCAATATAAACGCACCCAAACTGCGCACCGAGAACCATTTCCCACTTATCCCGACTGCTGTAACCGAGAATATAGATAATTTTGTCCTCAAACTTGATATGCGGCAGCTTGTAATCCTTGTCGCCGTTACCACAATAGACTGCGTTGCGGTGCAAGTCGAGAATACCGTTGTCCTGTTGAATTATAGTTTCCTCAGCCTTGCCCGTGTTTTTGGCGGCAATTGCGTGAAGCTTCTTCGGCGACTGCGACACCATTCGCATAAACTTAACGCCTGCTCCGACGGTAGTTTTGCCGGACGCTGTAGTTCCTTCAAGAAATTCAGCCGACACATTTGTTGTGTTGATAAAGTCGATATACTTTTGTGACAACGGGAATTTGTTACTCACTCAGTCCCTCACCACCCAACTGTCTGAACACATCGGATAGCTTTTCGGACTGCTCAACCTTTGCGTCAACCTTAACGGTGTATTCGCCCGTCATTTTGTTGAGCGTGTCAATCGCCCTGATTCTGTCGGAGGTGTCCTGCCCGTCATTCCTTGCAATGTCGGACAAAGCAACCTGTCTGTCCTTTGCACTCATAATGCGCTCGTCCTTGAGCTTATCGGAAAGCTCTTTGATGTATTTTGAAACTCCAACATTCTCCAACAATTCATACGCTCTTGCGTTTGCGTAATTCTCGGAATATCCTGCCTGTATCGCACTCTGAACGGTGTTACCGCTCTGCGCATAATATTCCGCAAACTTCCTCTGTCTTGCATTTAATTTGTCTTTCACGGTATCACCGCCCTTTCTAAAAATAAGCAAAAGAAAAGACAGCACATTTCTGTACTGTCTTTAAACACAGGTTTCCGGAGTTGCACCGGAATCTGTAAAAACTGTTTTCCTATTTAAACTATCCCCTGCGTTTATAATATTATATCAATAAATTTCTAAATATTCAAGTGTTTTCTTTTTCTTTCCCATTTATTCAATAATACACTTACATATTTCTGTTCTTTATCAGTCAATTGACGATCTCCAATTTCATTATGTTCATAACCCAAATGGGTATGTGGCATCATTCCATTATGAGGTCTACCTTTAACGTCAATTTGTTTTATTCTTTCGCCGTAGTTGTCATAAAAAGTAACACTTTTGATGTTGCTCTGTTTGTCAAGAGTAGCATACACTCTATTTTTTGTCATAGTTTCCATAGGAGCTTTTATCGAAGTATTACCATTCATACGAATTACTTTTATTTCACCAAATTGAGCAACTGTGTGATATTCTGTACCGTACTTCTTTCCCTTATCACTTATACCGCTTGAAGAGCCTCTTCCGCCCATTATTTTGACCTCCTGAATTTTTCCTGAAACGATTTGATGTTGATGATGTTTCCCATACATTCTTCGGGGACTCTGCCGTAGAAGATAATTGTTTCAGGCTGTAAGCGTTCAATCATTTCTTTGTAACCTTTCAAAAACAGTTCTTTTGATTCCGTACGGTTCTGCGTTCCAACACTTGATACGGCAACCGTACCACCCAAAGGCTCGCCGTCAAAACACCATTCAAAACTTTTTTCGTCGCTCCAACAAATTGTAGGTATTACCTCAATGCCGTAGAGTTGTAAATATGCACCTATCCAATGCTTGCGATAGTGGTTATAAATCTGCAACGCTGTCGGATAATCAGTGTAAAGACTGAAATCAGGCGATAATACACAACTGAATTTTTGTAGACTCTCAATATACCTGTCGGGTGTATTCCATAATCTTTGGAACTGGTAATCGTCCAAAAAGAAATGCACACCGCAGTTGTTCTGCTTACTGCTCAAAACTTCATTAAATCCGATAAAGTTGTTTTCTGTAATTTTTGTAGGCTCAATAATCGGGATGTCATATTCTCCTGCACCCTGAAAAATCGCTCTTGTGCTATTTTCGTAACCTGTACCGCATTTGTCTTTATACATCAATTTCACCTCACAACACAAAACCGCCCTCAAATGAGAGCGGTCTGTGCGATTTTTATCTTAGGAGAGTTTTACATATGTCCTGTTTGTCAAACTTTCATAATACCATTATACGCAGGGTAAGGGTGACATTCAATGACATTTCAAAATAATTTTACGAGAAATTGAACTTTTTTCGGAACGCCTGTAACGCTTCGCCGTGCAATCTCAGGGTATGCCTTACGCTCATTTCCATACTCTCGGCAATATCCTCCCACCTCTGACAATTTATGTAATACTCGGTCAAAATTGCAATGTAACGGTAATCGTCAAGTGCGTTGATTTTACTGCGGATTTCAGTTTTCAACCGCACAAGATTGTCAATTTCCCGATTGATTTCAGCCTGAAGGTCTGCAATCCTGTCAACAATCCGCATAGGGTCATTCACTCCCGATGTCTTAACAGGCTCATTCTGCTTAACCGATACCTGTGCAATATTCAGCCTAAGTTTCGACAGCTCGTGTTCTTTCGTTCTGATCAGCTTATCCGAAACCCTGACCGAATATAAATAATCTTTAACCGTCAATCCACTTCACGCTCCTCGTCAAGCATACCAAGTTCCTGCGCCAACGCAACAACAGCGTTTACAATCAAATGCAAATCCTTACCTTTGATGTTACACATATTAAAGCAAACATCGCCCTCATCGTTATCAAGTTTACCAAAATCAATAACAAGTCCCTTTGTGATCGTCTTGCTTTCATTGTTATCGTAATTAACGGTAATGTTTTTAATATCTTTCATTTTCTTCACCTCTCAACGATTTGGCAATTCTTTGTTGATTCTTGCAGATAAGATCATTTATGTTACAAAATAAATAATATGTCAACCCTCTTATCTCTTCTATATCATCTGTGACCATAATGCGATTGAGTTCACCGTCAATCATATCACGGGTGTTATTGATTTCCTGTCTGAGTTTCATTTTCTTCATTCTCCTTCAAAATTAACAACTTTTCCGTTGTCGGTGTAATCTCGTTTGTCAAATTCAAGTTTTAACTTGTCGATGACAACCCTGTCGATATGCTCCCAAAACACTTCGTCAGTGTCGGAGTGTTCAATTATTTCGGTCATAGACTTTAGTGCCTTTGCACATCTGTCACGACCAAATCCGAAATCCTTATGCAAAGCATACAGCATTGTTTTAAATACTCTGCGTGTGATGTCCTTGTTTTCTTTTTCTCGGATCTGCTCGTATGCGTTTTTGGCAATCCGTTCAGCTTCCTGTTTAAGCTGTTTCGGAATCTTAGGCGGTATTCTCGCTTTCAATGCTTTCTCTCCTTTCGTCAATCTTATCAAGTGCAGTTACAATCAACGAGCTTTTGGCTTTGGTGTCCATAAGCTCTGCTTGATAGTAAAACCGACCCGTTGTATTCCGTCTGATGATACAGCCTTTCAGAACGTATTCTGCTCCATTGTACAGCACGGTTCTTTCAAGGTTGCGTTTAACTTCCGAGATATTCACAGCATTTCCACCTCGATGTAAATACCCGGAACATCCGCCCAAAACTTTTCGCATATCTCACTTGCGACAAGTGCGTCATCAGACCAAAAGCCGAGAGCGGTCATACAGTCTTTTAGCATTTTTTGCAGATTGTCCGTGTCAGGTTTTGTTATACGATATTCGCCGTCTTGATGTTTACCACGAGGAAAGCACCACTTTGTTATCAACCTGACAGCCGACTCGTACGGTTCTGACGGTTTAAACTTTGCTAAATGTGACGTGAGCTTTTCTCTTGCCTGTTTCACCTCGGGCGGATTGTAAAAAACAGGTTTGCCGTTTTTTACCATAACCTTATGTTCCTGTGCAGTTACGGTCGGCGGTATCATCGCCATAAAAAAATTCATTTTTATATTTCACTCCTTTAAAGCATTAAAGCTACTTTTAATTTTTGAATTTTGCTTTTAGTCACAGGTCAGGGGAAGGAGTTGTTGTGCGTAAGCTTCGCACAACTACTTCACCCCTGTGACCTTTAGGGAACGGACACCGTTTATATATACGTAGTATATATACTT